TGACCTAGGAGACCCTGAACGATAACTAGACCGTACATATCGGGACGCACCATCTTCTTGGCGTACCGAGTCATCACGCCCTTACGGGGCACGAAGTCCTCTGGTCCAAAGATGGTAGGTGTGGTCTGCAATGGCACATAAGGTGCGTATACATATCCACTCTCAAGGAACGAAGAGCCACGACGGCCAACAAGGATAACGTTACGAAGGAAATAAGGATCCACGATAACGTCAAACTTCTTGGAAAGACTTCCGACGCGAACTGCTCCAATGGAGCCCTTCTCATCATCAGCCGTGACACTTGCACGGAATCCAGCAGTAAACTCAAGGATGTTGGCAACTTCAGGTCCGCAGACGACAAAGTTAGCACCACCACGAAGAGTCTTTCTATGGATCTGTGCAGACACATCGTTGACTGTCTCAACAAGTGTCTCATACCACTCACTCACTGTACCCGTAAAGTCGGGAGCAGCAGAGCTAGCGCCAATCTCCTTACCAGTTGTGCGCTCCACGAACAAGCCGGGAGAGCGACTCCAGTAATAAGTACCAGCAGTAGCACCAAGAATAAGATCTTCCATGATCTCACGATCAATCTCAAGAGCAATCTGCTCAGAGAGAAGGCTCGTAAGCTCGACCTCAGCATCAAGGTTGTGGTAAGCGTTAAGATCCTGTCCTAACTCTGGGGTCCACTTAGCCTTGAGTTTCTTGGTCATCGCCGTGACAGCGATGGAATCGACCTTGATGTCGATCTCGGGAATTAGTTGGTTATTTTCCAGTCCCCACTCAGTAGCACCAATAACGGAACCAAGGGCAGCAGAAGTGCTGAACTTGTCGTTAATTGGAATAGCAAACTTGTGATCGACACCACCTGTAACCGCAGCAACGAGGCCTTCACCTTCGTTATCACCATGCATCTGAACAGAGCCAGAAGCTTGAGTGAACACCATGGTCATCTTATAACCACCAGTGTTCGAAGCCGTGGGGCCTTTGCTTGGATCCGTTGTGGTAGAACCACTAGAAACAGAAGTCAAGCGACGAACAAGCTGTGCGGCAGACCGAGTATCAACAACGTACTCATCGTCAGCAACTGAGTCGAACCACGAAATTCCTACGAGGTTCTGAGTGTTCAGCTGTGCGAGGGCACTAGATCCTGTGATCTCAACGATAGCAACAAGAGAACCAGAGAGATCTGGATCGTACTTGGTAAGACTATCAATTGTAGCCTGTGTACCGGCATCCCAAGAGATGTTACCAGTCTCAGTTCCGGGGGCCTGTCCTGCAACACCAGAAGCGATGAGAACGAAGGCACCACCATCAATGAATACCGATCCTGTGGGCGATGAATAACCATTATTCATTCCATAGGGACCAGCTTCGGCGTTATCTCCAGTAAGATCTACACCACCAGTCAGCTGAGAACCAACTACTCCACCACCCCAAAGGGACTGCTCAGAAGAGCCCGAACCTGGATAACCAAGACGGGGGAGACCTGGACCATTCGTAGATGTAGTGAAGTCCAGGAAGAAAATGAGCCCACTTGGGAGACTCATTGGCTGAACGCTAACGAGATCGTTTGCGATCAAACCTGCGAAAACACGTCGAACGATAGGGAATGCGACGGCTGCAAAACCCTCAACATCTCCACCACTCATTGTGCTAGCTTCGCGAAGTAACTCTTTTGCTTGATTTTCAAGCAGGCGAGCCATAGAACCCTGTTTGCGGCTGTCGGAGAGACCCTCAAGGAGCCCCGTCCGCTGCCATTTCTGTAATAATGCGTGACTTTCAGCACGCATGTCGCGATTAACAATACCTTCTGTTAATCTTTCAACAATACCAGCCATAATTTAATCACCTCCTTTTATATAATGATTTTATGTTTATTTTATTCCAGCTAATCTCTTCATCCTTTCAGAGAAAGGATCAGAGTTTGTGCTCTCCTTGCGGGAAGCACGTATTATAGATGAACTAGAACGATGATTAATTGCCTCGCTTAGCGATTGTGGTCCACGCCTTGGCGTAGACTGCGCTGTGCTTTGAAGCGTATCAAAAATTGTTCTTGCTTCCATAACTGAACCGGCGCGTGAAATAGCTTCGACAATTCTTTCTTTTTGTCGCTCATTCAAGGAGGCATTTCTCAATACTCGGTTCGTGTAAAGCAAGCGAGCATTGGAAAGGTTTACATCTTGTAAACCTTCTTTCAGCTCATTGGTTGCCTGCCTATATTGTTTGTTTTGCTCTTTGAGTTGTTTATTTTCAAAAACCAACTCTTCTTGAGCTTTCTTTAAATCTTTTAATTCTTCGGCCACTTCTGTGCTGCGGCGGTGGGCTAATTCTTTTTCCATTTCCCACTTCATATCCTCTGAGGATCGGCCAGTCCAGCCAGATAGTTCAGCCCCCATATCAACGGTAAGTTTTTCCATGATAGCATCGGACAGAGAGTCAATATCAAGTTCCTCATTCTCTTCCATAAAGCCCTTCTTGCCCTTACCTTCGGCCTCTTTCTCAGCCTTGGCAACTTTTTTACGTTTTTCGGCGGCCTCTCTGCGTTTTTCGGATTCGCGCTTTTCCCGCTCCATCACGGGCGGCTCTTCATCAAACTCTCCGTCTTCAGAAAGAAGGTCCATAAGTTCCTCTTCATTAAGCTCTATCTCTTCGGATCCTTCTAGTTCTGCTTCTAATACTGCAACAGCCTCCTGAAGGGCATCTAAATTAACAGTAACTTGGACGGGTTCGCCCTCGGCAGTAACATCGCCCAAGCCAGAACCATCTTTGTTGGTTAAATTGTCTGTAGCTGCAAGAGGTACGTCTTCTACAATTTCTTCTGCCTCTCCTTCTAAGGCTCCTTCAGCCCCAGGAACAGCTCCAGCAGCGGGAGCGGCTGTGGCGGTGGCTGGATCTGCGGCAGGATCTGCTCCAAGGCCTAAATCCGCTCCTAAATCGTCTTGTTCCAAAAGATGTTCTAAAGTTTCGCGAACTTCATCAGCGTACTTTTCCACAATCGTAGTTTCGGCACTTTTTAAAGCGGCTTCGCGCAACGCTTTTGCATCCACGATTGCTTCTTTTAATAAACTAGACATACAGGTGCTCCTAAAAAAATACTAATTCAAAATAAATAGTGTTTCTACAACGAAAAAGCCAATATATTAAACAACGTATTGGTTTATAGTTATCAGAGCGCAGAAGTATTGTATTCCCAAATCAGAGACACGTTAACATCACCAGGGTTTGAGTTCATATCAAGGCTAACCGACACTGCCTCGCCGGCGCTGAAGTGTGACGAACCACTTGTATTAAAAACGCTAGTGGTGTCGGCGTTGCCCATAGATACCCGAACAAACTCCACCTCATCGGAATCAGCAAATCCATCCGCGCCGGTGCCGTCAGCTACCTTGTAAATACGCATATCAACATTTCCATTTTGAGCGCCTGATGTTCTTACGAGCGCTCTTTTTAGAATGCCATCAAAGGGCGCAACAACTATGTGAACCGAGTCGGTTGAACCAGGGGATGCAGCCTCGCTAACGATGTACATTGGAAGAGCTTTTTCCGAATTGGCCGTTGTGTTGTATTGAACATAGTGAGGCACAATGTATCCTTTCGCTCTGAGGCTACCACCGACAATCATCTTGTGATTGGCGTCAATCGATAATGAGTTGTCTGCAACCGTGCCATCAAAAGCGGAGTCCGTATTAAGAATGAAGGTGTCGGCACTGTCATCGATTCCCATGATGGTCTTGAGAGTAGAGTGTCCAAAAGTAATTGTTCTATCAGTACCGTCACCATCAGAGCCGACAACAATATCGGCACCAGTTACGGCTAAATCACCAGCAACAGTTGTAATAGAATCGGCACCATTTCCGATTGTGACATCAATTTCGTCCTCCGCGGAACCATCAACAAGGACAAGTCCATTATTAATCTCTCCATCGTGCGAGGCTACCTGCAGGGCCAATAGGCCGCCTTCCTGTCCGTTAGTGTGCACAGAAACCTGACCTGCAATACGGCTAAATAAAACCTGATCTTGTGCAGCGTCATCTGCATAGAATTCGATCATTCCCGCGACATCGTTTGCGGCGCCTGCGGCGCCCTTATCTTTAACGAAGCGTAAAACGGGCCCGTATGCATCATTGGTAGTATTTTTAATTTCAACCAAGGGCTTTTGAGAAGTTGAACTAGCGACAGCAAGAGAAGGACCATCAATTGTAACCGCTGTTGATGCGTTAATATCAACTGTAGGTGCTGTTATATCAAGAGTCGTGCCAGAATTAATCTCAAGGTGTCCGTTTGAGGAGGCATAGATCTCTTCTCCGCCACCAACATCGTGGAATTTTAATTTCGTTGTCAACAGCAATGCTAGCTCATCCTCTGATGCATCATAAAGAATACCTTCATTGGTGGTGGCACTATAAATTCGAAAATCAACGCCGGTGTCATCAACACCAAGCTCAAGGGGCCACGCAAGCTTAGCCGTAGACGCATCACCATCAAGCTGTAAAACATTCGTGGTATCCATACGCAACATTATATCTTTGGCTGCGTCGTGTTGTCTAAGGAAGAAGTGTTCTGCCGAGTTCATATACATACTAACTTTATCTGTGCCCTCATTCTCAAAAACGATTTCTCTAGTATCACCATCTGCCTTCGCAATTCTTAAAACCTCGGTTCCGGCTGAATTTGATAAATGTGTTTCTCCTGCCACCAGAACATTGCCTGATACGTTTAAAGTACTTCCTAATGTTGTAGCACCAACAGCTTGCAAAGTACCTGACCCTGATAAATTTGAGAAAGTTGAGCCGGCTGCGGCAGCTGCCCACGACGGAACTCCACTAGCAAGGGTCAAAACTTGATCGTCGTCTCCCTTTGCCAACCTTTGTAGATTGCCAGAGTTGCGGAAGTATATATCGCCGTCCGCATCTGAGCCCAGTGCAAAGCCGCCATTGGGTATATCTAGATCGCCAGCGATTGTGGTGAGAGAATCAGCGCCGGCGCCTATTGTAACATCGATTTCATCTTCAGCCGAACCATCCTTAAGTCTTAAGCCGGTATTCATCTCACCGTCGTGAGAGGCAACTTGAAAATCTAACTGACCGCCTTCTTGTCCATTGGTTTCGACTGCAACGCGGGCTCTAATTCGCGCGAATTCGACCTGATCTTGATTGGCATCATCGCCATAAAACTGAATCAGGCCGATATCGTCGTCGGCAGCGCCGGCTGCACCTTTATCTTTAATAAACCTTAGACGAGCACCGTTAGCGTCATTCGTAGTATTTTTGATAATGACTAGAGGATCTTTTGAATTTGTCGACTGAAACGTGTGCGTGTCACCAGTTACGGTTAGGTCCCCACCCGCAGTAATGCTTGCAACATTTGTAAGGTTTTTATCCGCATCAATTATAGTTGCGTTTCCAACTGACACTCCTTCTTCAAAGGTTCCTGTTAAGCCACTTACTCCACCAGAACCAGAAACAGTTGTCACGTTTGCGACTGCCTTGTCGGCGCTTATTACTGTAGAGTTACCAACTGACAAGCCTTCTTCAAAAGTTCCTGTTAGGCCGCTTATACCAGCAGCACCAGAAAGTTGTCCCGCAACAGTTGTGAGAGATGCGGAACCATTACCGATCGTAACATCAACCTCATCTTCGGCATCTCCATCTCCAATAATAAGGCCGTGATTTAATTCTCCATCGTGTGAGGCAACTGAAAGATGCATCTTTCCGCCTTCCTGGCCATTTGTGTGTACTGCGACACGCGTTCTAATGCGACCAAACAATACCTGATCTTGGTTTGCATCATCGCCATAGAATTCAATTAATCCCACATCATCATTAGCGGCGCCGGCGGCGCCCTTATCTTTAACAAATCTAAGGCGGGCGCCATTAGCATCA